CTATTAATGGTTCAGCACTTAATTACAAAGCCTTTGGAACTTCATCAATTATGTTTGGTGATAATGCTACAGGAACTATTGATGCTGCTAACTATAATACAGGTGTTGGTGTAGATGTCTTTGCAGCTTTGACTACAGGTGATAATAATGTCGCAGTAGGTTATCAAAGTTTAAATGCAAACACTACAGGAAGTCACATCACAGCTATTGGTAAAGATGCTATGTTGTTAAACACAACAGGTGCAGAAAACACGGCTGTAGGTACAAGTGCCTTAGATGCCAATACTACAGGAAGCTATAATATAGCATTAGGTGGAGGTGCTTTAGGTTCTAACACAACAGCAGATAATAACACAGCACTTGGTTATACAGCATTGTTGTCAAACACTACAGGAGCAAAAAATACAGCAGTCGGTTCTTTAGCCTTAGATGCAAATACAACAGGCAGCAACAATACTGCATTTGGTTATAATTCTTTAACAGCTAATACAACCGCAAATAACAACACAGCTTTTGGTTACGAATCTGCAAAAGCTAACACTACAGGAACAGCTAACGTAGCAATAGGTAAATCTGCATTGGAAGCCAATACTACAGCAGATTACAATACTGCTGTCGGTTTTAGTGCTTTAGCAGCAAACACTACAGGTGCTCAAAACACAATAGTTGGTGGTTTAGCAGGAGATGCAATAACCACAGGAAACTATAACGTAGGGGTCGGTGTACACGCTCTTGGTTCAACTACTACAGCAGAAGGTAATACTGCTCTTGGTTATAATGCTATGTTTGCTAACACCACAGGTGCTCATAACACAGCAGTAGGTAGAAATGCTTTAGATGCTAACACCACAGCTAGTTTTAACACAGCAGTTGGTTATAATAGTTTAACTGCAACTACAACAGGAGGGTATAATGTAGCAGTAGGTGAACAAGCACTAGAGGCAAATACCACAGGTGCTACAAATGTAGCCGTTGGTGGAGAGGCTTTAACAGCAAATACAACAGCAGCCGACAACACAGCAGTTGGGTATGGTACTCTAAAAACTAATACTACAGGTGCTTCAAATGTTGCAGTAGGAAGATCAGCCCTAGATGCCAATACCACAGCATCTAATAACGTAGCTGTTGGTTTTTATGCTTTAGTAGCAAACACTACAGGATCAGATAATACAGCAGTCGGCAAATCTGCTTTGGATGCAAACACGACTGGTGCAAGTAATTCTGCATTAGGTATTGATGCTTTAGGTGCTAATACAACAGCTAGTCATAACACAGCAATAGGTAAAGAATCGCTTACTAATAATACTACAGGTGATAGTAACATTGCAGTAGGTAATTTTGCTTTAGCAAATAACACAACTGCTGCTAGTAATGTTGGTGTTGGTTATGCTGCTTTACTAGCAAACACTACTGCTGCAAGAAATACTGCTGTGGGTACAAATGCTTTAGATTCAATAACTACAGGTGGTAATAACGTAGGTATTGGCTATGTGGCTGGAGATGCAATGACTACAGGAGCAGGAGCAGTTATTGTAGGGTACAACGGAGGACAAGGAGCAACTACAGCAGATAAACAAGTAGCTATAGGTTTTGAAACTACTTCACAAAATATTGATGGTTCGGTAACTATCGGAGGAAGTGTAGCTTCTGCTTCTTCTTCAAGTATATATATAACACTGGGGTATGGTTCTGATAGAACATATATACAACCAGGAGGATCATCATGGACTGGTACTTCTGATTCAAGACTAAAAGAAAATGTTGCAAACCATACATTAGGATTAAATTTTATAAATGCTTTAAGACCAGTTACTTATAATTGGAAAAAAGAAAAAGATGTAGACAATTCTTTAGCGTATTACAAAGAAGGTTCAAATAAGCGTGTAAATCAAGATACAGAAACAGCAGATTTAAAACATGGCTTTATTGCACAAGAAGTAAAAACTGTTATGGATAGTAATAGTTTAGATTCAAAATCTTTTAATCTTTGGATGGAAATGGATGATAGTACACAAGGATTATCAGAAGGAGAACTTATACCAATTCTAGTAAAAGCTTTACAAGAAGCTGATGATAAAATAGATGCGTTGACTACTAGAGTCACGACATTAGAAGGATAAGGAGTAAAAAATGGCAGTAACAAAAACAATAACAAGTTGTACCCCATACGTTAATAGCAGCAGCAAAGTTGACAAATGGGATATAACTATGACTTATAAAAACGATAGTGAAGGTGATGCGACTTATTACACATCTACTTTTACTACTATAGTAAATCAAACAGATACTAATGCTGATGGCAGCACTACAACTAACTTTACACTTAAAGCTAAAGGCAGTTGGACAAATGCAAACTTAGTAGCTATCTGTCCTGTATCGGAATGGGATGCAATATTTGCTAGTCAGGTAGATAGTGTGATTACTAACCCACCAGCAGAAAGTACACCAGACGAAGCGTTTAGCGTACCTAGTTAATGGCAGAAGTAACAGTACATAATATGCCCTCTGTTTTCGTTATGCAGACAGAAATGCCTATAAGTATGGTGAATGACCTTAACGATTATCTCGATGAATATAAAGAAGACCAAGATAAAAAATCATTAGCTGATACTTTAGTAGGGCAAATACATCAGGGTGAACAACTATTGATGGATAATTCAGACCCTAGATTAAAAGATTACAATAATTTTATTTGTAGTCTTGGAGCTGATTACATAAACTTTTTTAGCAATAACACAGGCACACAACTTCAATCTCCTAAGGCAGTAGCCATTGATGAAACATGGTCAGTACATAGTTATGAAGGCGACTATAATCCAATTCACGATCATGGGACAAAAACCATAATGGGAATATCAACTACTGGTTGGACAAAAGTACCTCAACAAATACTAGACCAGCCTGTAGCTGGCTCACCAGAATACTCTTTATATAATACATCTGGTGTTTGTGATGGCTACATTGCTTTTCATTATGGTAGAAACGAATTGATGAATACAGAAAGACTAAGACCACCTCAGTCTTTTGTTATGCAACCAGAAGTAGGAAAATTATTAGTATTCCCTTCTTGGTTACAACACATGGTATATCCCTTTAAAGGTAAGGGCGAAAGAAGAACAGTAGCATCTAACTTAAATTGTTGGGATGTTCCAAAAGAATCATTAACAACGGAGAAAGAAAATGATGTGGATTAATTTATTTATGTGGGTTACAGCAATTATAGCTATAGCTTCTTTTATAGCTGCTGTAACTCCAACCCCTAGCGGAGATAAATGGTTGGCTAAACTTTATAAAGTTATAGATTTTTGTGCTTTAAATATAGGCAAAGCAAAAGAAATTGCCAGTACAAAGGAGAAAGATGGCGACAGCTAAAGATGCTCTTAATGCGATTGAATCGCATGAAAAAGAATGTAAATTAATCTATAAAAGTATAGATGCTAGATTAGAAGCTGGTTCTAAAAAATTTGATAAATTAGAAATGATGCTTTGGGGTGTATATCCATTTATATTAGCTACTGTAATAGCAGCAAAATTTATATGACCAAAAAAACAAAATCAAAAGTAAATCAAGCAGGTAACTATACAAAACCTGCAATGAGAAAACGTCAATTTAAAAGAATTAAAGCAGGATCAAAAGGTGGAAAACCTGGACAATGGAGTGCAAGAAAAGCACAAATGTTAGCTAAAGCATATAAGAAAGCAGGTGGTGGATATAAGTAGTGTCTTATCTTATTAGCAATATACCTCATTTTAAATGTTGGGTTAGAAAAGAATTTACAGTAAATCATCAAAGATATCATGGAGAATTCTTACACGCTATAGCTATTGCTGTTAATACTATTCCAGATAGATCATTAAGTTTTCAAGTAGTTTTTACTGGGTGCGAAGCAGAAGATGATGAATCTAATATACATGGTGGTGCAATGTGGGCTAGGATGCCTATACAAGCTCTTGTAGCAGATATACCTGTAGCAGAATGGGCATTACCTATGGAAGACCATTTAGCACAACCTTGGGATTGTGAAGCCAGAGATCACTCTGTAATTGTTATGGATAGAGTAAGTTCTAGTCCTTGGATATGTAAAATTAATAATGAATTTTATCAAGGCAAATATTTATTTACTGTAGATTACACTAACAATTCTATTGCTGATTGTCCTGCACAACATAAACAATCTCATGTTATATACATAACTGAAGACTGCGAATGGAAAGGCAATATAGTTGCTTTACCTAATAATAGAGTAAGAGCTACTAGTCCTGCTTTATGGGTTACAGGTGAAGGTCCACCAGATTTTGCACCTTCTCAACATTTACATTCAGCAGAAGGTCACGAAAGTTATCTTGATCCTTTAACAACTTTTAATAATTTATATAGTGAACAAATAGAGGAAGAATAATGCCATTAAAAAAATCTCAAAGAAGTTTGAAAAAATGGACAGGAGAAAAATGGACTACTCCTAGTGGTAAAAAATCTTCTAAAACAGGTGAAGTGTATGCACCTAAAGCACAAATACAAAAATTAAAATCTACTTCTAAAGGTAGAAGTAAACTTGCTAGAGCTAATAAGAAAAAACGTGAAGCAACTAGAAAAGGTAAACAACACGCAAAACACGGATTGCATAAAGGAAAAAAAAGATAATGTATGAGTATAGTTGTAAAGTTGAAAGAGTTGTTGATGGAGATACTATTGATGTTGTTTTGGACCTTGGTTTTGATATTCTTTATAAGTGCCGTGTTCGTTTATATGGCATTGATACTCCCGAGTCACGCACTCGTAACCTTGATGAAAAAGCTAGAGGAAAAATGGCTGGGGCTTTTTTAAAAGAAGCAGTAGAAGAAGGAAAGGTAGTTATACAAACAAAACTCAAAGATTCCAAAGGCAAATATGGAAGAGTTCTTGGTAATGTTGTTGTAGATGGAAAAAATATTAATCAGCTTATGATTAAATGTCATCTGGCAGTAGCTTATCATGGTCAGTCAAAAGATGATGTAGAAGCTGAACATATGCTTAATAGAGATATTTTAATAAATAAAGGTATTTTTGAACCTGTAACATAGGAGTAATTAATGGCAGACGAACAATATCCATCAAGTAGATTTGGTGGTGATATGGATAGAAATGAGGTAGAAATAGACCTCAATAAATTTATGTCTCTTTTACAAGAAAAGTCTGAACTTAAAGATAGAATCAGAGAGTTGGAAGATGAATTTAATCGCAATCCATTTCAAAAGTTTATTTTTGTAGCAGAGGCATTAGATAGCTGGAGAATAATACCAAGAGCATTTTTAGGTGTTTATATGTATTTGCTTTACTACACTACATTTTGGTTTATGGATTTACCTGACCCTTCGTTTGAACAATCAGGTTTGATATCAATAGTAGTAGGTGCAGGTGCTGCTTGGTTTGGTTTATATACTAATAGTCATAAATCTAAAAGCGACTTTAAATCTAAGTAATGGAAGTATTTGAACTCATAGCAGAAGTAGGTTTACCAATAGCAAGCGGATTACTTATGGGTTTTTTTATTTTTATGGTTATGAAACAGATGATGGATGGTCTTGTAGATGAAATCAAAACAATACAAGGCATATCTAAAATGTTAATAACTAGAGCTTCTATTATGAACAATGACATGATTCGTATAGATGTTAGTGTTTCTAGTGCTTTGAATTTAGCACCAGACTTAGATAGAATATCAAGGGCAGAAAATTTTGTAGAAGATGGAAAGATAGACGCTAGGAGAGATTAGTGGATATCGTA